ATTTCCAAAGTAAATTCATATTCATAGAAAGGAAGCAAATCCAACTCAGTAGGTTGGAGATGCAACTTTTCTAATAGTAAAACTCTAACTTTATAAAAGTTCAGAAGAGATATCTGGAATAATGAAGAGAGCCTTGATGCCACCGGGAAACGTGAGCGGAACGGTGACCTCCTCACCGCAGCTTTTACATGGGAATCCCATTTCAGGTTTAACACCAACTTTCATATCTTCAGCTAATCTATATACAATTGTATATTTTGTAGCATCCCACCCTTGAAAAGATGTAATCTTTGCAAAAATATCTTTTTCATTCCATCCTCTCCACTCTCTTTGTAGATAAGGTAAGATAGCTAATGTAGATTTATCCCAGCTAAGATTTTTCTCTTCTCTATCTCTGATATAATCAGTAATCGCCCTCATAACACCGATAGTAGGTGGTGCCATTTTAATTTCACCATAACTTTTAGTTGCTACAGTGTAACATTTATCAGCAGGATCATAATATTTTTCAATAGTATCTATAACATTATTAAATTGTAAATTTTCAGTTCTTAATTCAACCGATTCTTGAGCTTTACAATTACTTTGTTTACAACCTTTCTTACCAACTGGCATCATTAATGTTTGCTCACCTGTTTTAAATGTTAATTCTCTAATTGCTAAAATTAAGTAAATTCTATCTTCTTCTAAAACATCTTTATAAGATCCTCTTTGATTACCATACAAAATCTTAGTACATGAAAGTACAATATTATTTAAACCATCATCAACTTCTTTTAAGTTATTTTCATCTACTGTAGAGAATGATCTAATCTCTGCAACTTTTGCAGCTCTAATATGAATTTCAAAATCATCTCTGTAAAATTTACCTTTAGATGGAAATTGGCTTAAATTTAATGCAGTGTAACCTACCATTGAATTTAATCTTTTTATTTCAGGATCATCAGGTGATGTATGATCCATTTGCCTACTAACATCAACCTTTCCTAATTCCTTAACTACTTCTTTAGGAGTCTCTGTAGCTTCTACTGCAATACCTTCAGCAGCAGCAAATTCTTTCTTAATATTTTCTTCGTGCTCTTTTGACATTTTTAATTGTTTTTTATTAATTGTTTTTCAATTTTATTTTCATCAACAATATGTTCTACTATTAACTGTCTAACATATCTAGAAATAGCTACAGGTTTTGCACCAGTCTCCATTGATTTTTGTATAATTATTGTATTTAAACTATCCTCATCTTCAGGTGTTAATAAAACCTGTAATTTTTTGGTAAGTCTTTTCTTTTGTGGAATAAGTTCTTGTACAGTTTCATTAAATCCATACTTAGGATTATCAGATTTAAATTTACTAATCCAATATTCAACTCTTTTTAAAACATCACTTAAAGATTCATCATTATCGAAGACATCTAATACTTCTCTATTAAAAGCTTTAGTACCAAAATCTTTAACTGCTCTTTTAATATATTTTCCAGTTCCATAGTTATTTGGATTATCATTTACTGAATATCCTACATAAACTTTATTTGTTTTGTTCTGTTGTAATTTATAGATTATCATTTCTATATTATATATTTTATATTATATATTAGAGAGAAGGCAAAAAAACTGGGAATACTTTAATATTCCCAGTTTAATATTTAAAATTTATGCTCCTACGTTCTCCTCAACCCAGTGATCACAACGATATGTCATTGTTAATTCAGCTGCATCTTGAGTTTCATAATTTAATTCATCTACAAAATCAGGTTGCCCAGTTGGGAATACATCTTTAAATGTAATCTTTCTGAAAATATCACCTGCTCTGTTATATTGAACTACAATCATACTTCCTACATAATCTTTCTTTAACCCCATTTCACCAGTTAATGGATCATAGATTAAATTATTCCAATTGCGGAAAGTATTATAAATATAGTTTTCATTAGCTTCATTCAAGTTAAGACTGAAGTTAAGAGTTAAATCAACAAACGTTTGACCTGGCATACCTGCATAAGATCTATCAGCAAACTTATATTTTTGATTTATAGCATCAATGGATGGATTTAAGTTATTTAATCCTCCGATTGATTTTACTTGCTCTAAGATTAAACCCGTATCATCCCCTAATGGTGAAAATACAGTCACCTCAAATAGGTTAGGCTGAATAGGTTCGTACCTTTGGCTACTGGCCCTTGATTGGGTATAATGTGGTAGTGGCATATTTTATTTGTTTTTTTATATATTCGTCTTCTTTATCTTCTTATTGGAAGTTTCCTGTACTAATTGCTCCAGTTCTTAAAATAGTTGTTCTTTGTACAAGAATTTCCATTCCTCTTACTGGTTCAATATATGTATCTAGGATACCTACATTTTGATCAATAACTTCTGGTGTATTATTAGTTTCATCCATTATATTTCTATAATCATAAACACCATCATCATTTTGAACAGTTGCTAAGAAGTTGTCAGCTAATGTTTTAATTTCTAATCTCGTTTGAGCTGTATTAAATTCAAATAAGTAGTTTTTAAGAATTGCTTCAATACCATCTTGGATGTAAATTACAACCTCTCTAACATTAATTGAACTTAAAGCAGATTTTGGAACTTGCTGTGCAGTTTTATTTGCAAAGATAGTTGGACCTGTTCCACTTTGGAATACAATTGGATTGATTCCGAATGGCTCTAGGAAGAAACGATCTTCTTGATCTAAGTTAAGTTCTAATCCTACAACTCCATTTCCGCCTATTACTCCACGTCTTACACCAGCCACAATTGACCAAGGCAATGCGTTTTCATATTTAAGTATATAGTTATTAGATACATACGCAGCAGGTGGTACACTTATATTCTTTCCTAAATCTCTAACAGTTAAGAATGGATAATAATATCCTCCAAACGATCCACCGCTTGTTGCAGATGGTAATGAGAATCTAACAGTTGGATTCAATGCAAGATTTCCACCTTCAGATATAAACTTAGAGGATAAACCACCAGTTGCATCTGTAAAGCTTGGGTTTGGACTTTTCTTAAAGTCTTTAGCCGATGGAGAATTAACAATTGCAAACGCATTTTTTCTAGCCATACATAAATTAGTATAGATAGCTTTACAGTTTGCTTCTATTCCATTTCCATAAGTATCTACTACATAACGGAAGTTAATTGTTTCTCTATCAATTAAAGCTTTATATAAATTTGTTCCACCTAAGATTGGACTTAAACATTTATTCTGTCTAGAATTTGTTCCATTAGGTACATGTTTATCTGCATCTAATGCAAATCCAGGTAATTCAAATACATTAAGGTAATCTACCCAAGAATCAATTGGATAATAAACCTCTATAGTTTTTGTAGATGCACCTTGTGTAGTTACACTAACCTCAGATTGGCATGTTACTTTCATTGCAGTTGTTCCTGCTGGAATAATTGCATATTCCGATGGCGTTAGTCCACCTTCAACAATATTAATTCTTGTTAATCTTGACGGTCCATTTACTCCACCTTCATTATGTACCATATAATTTCCTACAACTATATCAGCAGCTTCTGGTGAAGTTGTTGCTATAAGAATTTCATTTGGTTTAAGTGATGGTTCATTTAATGAATCACCAATAATATCTACAGTTAAATTAAGAGCACCTTTCAGTGTTTGTACACCTAATGTATTTACTGGCCAATATAATGGATTTAACGCAGTACTATCAGATTTTACATATACCCCATTTCCATCAATTGTAAATTCAGACTGTAGTGTTAGGTTTGTATATGAATCTTCCTGGTAAGGAGTAATACTTACAGCTGGTAAATAAAATGCTGGATCAGAAATTGCTCTCTTTGTTGGTGTTGCACCACTTGTTTTAGTTTCGCCAGCACCATCAATAATATATCCAAAGTCTATAGCATTCATTGCTAAGTATGAAGTATACGTTCCTAATGCATCTTTATATACTGCTTCATCACCGTCAGTTAAAGTACCGTTAGCGAATTGAGCCTGTAATGTTGATCCATAAGAACCAATAATTCCAGCAGCTCCACCGTTTACTTCTGTATTTCTTACAAATCCAAAGTCTGCTTCATCCATATAAGTATAACTCGCAGCAGCTCCTGTTGGAAAATCTGCCAATTGAGTGTTTCCTGCACCAGATAATAATATAGTAACAGTATCACCTACTGTTTGTACTGATACTACTGGTACCCATTCTCCACTTACTTCATCTAATATAAATGATCCTACTAATGTAGAAGTATTTGCTCTCATACCACTCATTGCTGTCCAAATTGCATCTTTAGTTGCATTTGAATTTACAAATTGTAATTGAATATCAGTTCCACCTGTTGGAGTTTCTGCTGTTATTATAGTTGTATCATTTACTACTGTATGAGATAATGTTCCAGTTCTTGCATAAGATAAATCAGAAACAATTGATCCACTGTATGATAAGAAGTTAACATCGTCTTGGATTGAATTAGCTTGTGTCCATTCAATATTATGACCTATCATATCAATACCACCTTGAACACCGTCTATCATTGTATCACCATCAAATAAATCTTCATTCACAGTAACAAATAATCCCGTTGTTGCAGTATCAGCATTAACTACCTTTTCAACAAAAAGGTTATTACCTAATAAATCTACAAAATCTGGAATTAAACATGCAGTATAAGTTGCTTGTAATGTTACTTCTGTTTCATTAAAGAATTCTTGTAATAATGTATCAGTAGAATCTGTTGCAAACTTCTTTCTTAATAATCCTTGTGTTGGATCAAAATACTGTTGGAATGTTGGATCTGCTGCAAATCTTGAATAAGGAGTAGCAGTTCCAAAATCTCCACCAAAGTTACCTTCTATTACAAAGATATCTACAAAGAAGTCAGATATTAAACTATCTTTATTTAAAAATCCAGGAACGTTTGCAGCACCGTACCATTCTTCAACAGTTACTTGGTAAGGCAAAACATTTTCTGCTGCTGATTTTTTAGCAATCACAGAAATAGGATTTTGTCCTAAATTAACAATATCTAATAAATCATTTACTGAACCTGGTACTAATTTATCAGTATTAGCTCCAACGTTAGTTAAGAAATCATCTGTTGATGGAAACCAAAATTTATCTCTGTTATAAAATCTTGCATATTCGTACTCAGCACCAGCATTTGCTTGTGTTTCTGGTGTTGCTGCTGTAGCAAACCTAACAGCATTGACTTTATCTTCAGCATCTAAGCTAAGTAAGTTAAGAGCAAGAATAGGCCCTCTCTCCAAAGCTGCTAAACAGCTTCTATGGAAAAAAGAATCTTTTCTTTCTAAATTTCTATCTATATCACCGTATACTTGTTTAAAGAAACCTGTATCGGGAACAAAGACGGGTGTATTGAATGGGCCTGTCTTAGAAAAACCAACTACCAGTCTGGTTTGATTTGCTGGGATACTCACTACTTGACTTTTATCAAATTCAAATCTGTACGTTCCTGCAGCCTTAAGAGAAGCTATTTTTGGATCTAGTGCCATCTTATAATATATTTTTTTTGTTTATTTGTTTTTTTATATATCTACCAAGTAACTACTTTTTATACTAAGTCATAGATATCAAAATTTAGATTCCCACCCTTAGAATCTTTTTCTAAAATTTCTT